AGAAATGTTTGCTTAAAGCTAGATAATCTGTATTTTTATTTGTTCCATGAAATTGGCCTGTTAAGACAACCATCTTCGGAGCTATTCCTCCACCACTTACAAAATAGTGATATCTTTGATAATCCACGTTTGTAACTGTATAGTTTGGCACTATCTCATCATCAAATGTGTTTGGATTGTTTGGAAATGTGAAAGTGTCTGCAGTTCCTGAATAATTTTCTATTTTCATCACCATTTTATATTGTGTACATCATGTCCAGCTCCGATTGATTTCTAGACCATTTTTTTAGATTTTGATAAAACATGTATTCATTGTAAGCCTGCAATTGTTTATCCAAGAATCCTGGTTCTCCTGTGATCTCTCTTTGATATGTGTTAATTAAAGGTCCTATCCCTATTGCGGCCGCTATTCCTGTTGTTCCCATTATTGAGCTTACAATGCTTGAACTCGCGCCACCTGTCAAAAATCCACTTATCTTAGATCCCAATTTACTAAACCATGAGAGAATTGTGCCAATTGCGGACCCCACTTTTGATGCTAAGTTTGCAATTGTAGACCCAATAGTTCTGAATATATTGCCTAATGTTGCCCAGCCAGTCCATGCTATAATGCCCCTAAATAAGCCAAAAAACCCTTCCCATGCCTTGTAAACCCATCCACCCACTTTTATTATGGTAGTTGCAGCCGCTAGCCCTAATATGCTGTTAACAATCCCTCTGAATAAGTCCGGATGCTCATCTACCCAATTAGCCAGTTTATTTAGTGCTCCAGCCGCTGCGTCAAATGTAGGTTTAAGAGCTTCCCCAGCAGCCATCTTTAATTTTAACATAGAAACATTGATTTTGGCCATTGCTCCAGATAATGCAGGAGCTCCTTTTGTTAATGCAATTAACGCTCCTGTTCCGGCTATTGCCATTCCACCAAAAATGGTGACAAGTTTGCTCCCTCTTGCAGACATTCTATCGAAGTCTGCCTCTACTGATTTTGCCTTTGTGCTGATTTCTTTAAACCCAAACTCTATTCTCTTGATTCCTTTCTCAATATCTATAGTCTGGATTGTTCCGCCGATTTGAATTGATCCTACCTCCATCAAAATCTCCCCATTTTTGATAAGGCATCCTGGATATCGCTTTCTCTTTGCCTTCTTTCTTCAACTGCATTTTTTATTTCCATAATATCTTTGATATCATTCATCTGACATTTCCTGAATTCGCGAGGACTTATCCCCTCTTCAAAAAACTTGTATTTAAGCCACAGCAAAGATTCTTCTTTGCCTTCCAGTAAAAATCCGGCTTTCGGATTTGATGTCTGAATCTTAAATATTAGTTTTTTTTTACTTCGGACTCTGGAGCATCTATGTCATTGATCTTTTTGATGATCTTATCAAACATAGAAGGCTTGAGATTCTGGATGAACTTCCACTTCTCATCATTTGTAAGGTTTTTCCATTCCTTATCAACACTGATCTTTGATCTGATCAGTTCTCTGCTATAAGGCACTTCAATGAGATTTCTTACTTTGCACATGTTTATCTTTTGAAGATTAGGTTTTGGTTTTCCTTCTTCTCCGACTTCCATGTACTCATTTAGCCATTCATTCTCATCGCCTGCTGTTGTTGGTTTGAACTTGAACTTTCTATCTTCAATTTCAAATTCTACCAGTTCATCTTTTACGAAGTCTTCTTCAAATTCCATTTTTACCTCCTCTTGGATTTAGTAATCGCTCAGGGAATCTTTTGCGACTATTGCAATGCTCTTGATTGTTCCCACAACATCAACATTTGCGATACCGTCGATATTTGTAGGATTTACAGCTGTCTGAAGATACAAGTCTGTAAATGTAAGAACCACATCATCACTCGATCCTCTCGTTAATTCCAGTTTATTTGTTCCTGGAACAACTACCTGATCTTCCCAGTCGTCATAAAAAGTATCATCCTTCTGATTGAGGTTAAATCTGCATGTGTATCTTCTAACTTTTGGTATTGGCTCTCCGATTGCCTGATCCAATGTTGAATTACAGTATCTGCTATCTTCTTCATCAATTCCATTGTCAATGTTTATCTCACCTGAATTAACTTCAGTGACTTCACTTCCATTGTAAGTGAGCTTAGCCATTCTGAATTGGAATGCCTTTGCTGTTACTGCAGATAATGATGTTACTGATGTTCCAGCTACTGCTGATTTTACCAGACATTCTGCTGTAACTGTAATGAATCCTTCGCCTGCTCCACTTCCCTTTGCAAATGAAATTGTGCAGCTGGTTATTATGCAACCTGTTAATGTAATTACATGATCTGTTGCTGCTCTTTTTGCCCATTCAAGAGTAAAAGACTTAACCTGATCTGTTGCAGTAAATGTATGGGTATAATAGCCACCTGAATTTGTGTTTGTTACAGATCCATGCGCGCAATATCTCAAAAACTTCCAATTTGTTGGATTAAAAGTCAATGTGAACTTATAGGTTTCTGGCCCAGGTTCTAACTTCTCTATATCTCGACTATCTGAACCTGCTGTTAAAACTTCCTGCCAGTTCTTTGAAAAGTCAGGAGTTAATATAACATTTTTACCGACAATAAATCCATTGTTTGCCATTGTCTTTGTTCCAAGTGTTGCCCAACTATCTTCTTCACACATTGCAATCTGCTCTCTTTTTCCCAGGAAATATTCAGTCATTTTTTGCCTCCATTTTATTTATTCTCCTTCAGATACATTGATCCCTTTTAGTTCAACTTCCACAATAGAGTGAAAGCATTCCATCTCTTGATTGAACCCAAGATCTCTTGGTATTCCGATAGGAGTGTAATTGTATAATTCCGGATGCAGTTCATTTTCATAAGCTCTGAAAGATTTCATAATCTGATGAGCAAGATATTCTGCGAGTTTATCGCCTTCATATTTTATTGAATCAATTGTAAAAGTCTGATTTTCCTTTGTCCAGATATCTATCTGAAAATGCATGACAGATTCAACATCAGAATTATACTGGCCCAATCTTTCTCCGGATCCTCCAACAACTAAAAGATTTATTCTCGGAAAAGCAGTTCTCGATAATGTCTTTTTTGCTTTGTCAGGATATATCCAGTTTGTAGTTCCCTGTTTGTAAGTTATTGAAATATTATCTGTTCCGCTTGGAGTCGCAGAATAAAAAATAACTTTCTGATTTTGAAAGTCTATATAATAATCTTTCCATTTTGTCTTTTCAACTGAATCAATCTGAACTGATGTAATTCCTGATAATGTTCCGGATGTAGGTGTTAAGCTGAACTCTGTGCCACCACCATCAAAAGTTTCATTATTTGTATCTTCAGCTCTTTCTCTGGGATCTGTTAATTTAACTCTAAGAAAATCTACTAAAATATTTTTTGGGCTTATAAATACCATTTTCCTCTTGGATCAATAAAACCTCTTGGTTTTGTGACTTATCCTCGAGAAACCATTTTTTCTATTTAAGAATACTTGCTCAACTGATTGATTATTTTAATGCCTTTTCCCAGTATCTTTTAATCCATACATTCTTGACTTGATCTAAAGCAGGCCTGAAAAACGGATGTGCCTCTGTTCCTTTTTTTGCTATTTTCATTGCAACAGGATATGCAAGATTTGGATCTTTCAAAACTCTTTTTGCCCAGGGCTTAAGAAGTTCTGCACTAACCACATGAGGACTTGTTCCAAATTCCACATGAATTCCATAATCAACACCATCAGATAAGACATATTTTTTGTATCCTGGAGTTGATGGATGAAATATTATGCTATTCCTTAATCTTCCGGTATCAACAGGACAGTATAAATTCGCGAGCTCATGCATCTTAATTATGCAATTAAATAAAACTTCTTTTGCTTTCTCTTCTGTTTTTTGTTCATCTACTTTCCAATCAATTTTAAATTTTAGTCTCATATTAAATCAATTTTATTTATTATTCCTGTTCTGAAAACTTCCCCACCTTCTGCCTGCTTTCCAGAAAGGATCTTTTCTAACCTCCAATAAACATTGTCATCGTCCTTTATAATATCCCCCACTTCAGGAGACACATTTCCATTTCCAGTTATCGAATCAGGATACTCGTGAAAAAAATAAATTTTAGCGCTTCCAGATACAGCCAATCCCATATCTCTGATCTGCCTGTCTTTTTTTGTTATATCCTCAATCATCACATATATGCTGTATTCTTGTTCAGAAACCCCTACAACGCCCCCAAGGCTGTCTATATTCTCAGTCTGCCTGATAAGTGTTACCTGGATGCCCTCGGTAGTAAGAAGTGCCTGTATATCTCCTCTTCTGGCCCTTAATCCACTCAAGATTGATGATCTTTTCATTAAATCTAAGAAGTAAAGAGTTTCTATCAGGGTTTTATAGTGTGTTAATTTCTCAGTATCGCCATCACTTAGATTAATGGATTCTGTATATGTTCTTAATATTCTTTTAAGATATTCATAAACCTCATTCAATTCTATTCCCTCTGTTTTTCTTATTTTTGTTTTCCTCTTAAACACTTCACTGATATTTGTTGATTCTGAAAATTTCTTTTTAGATTTCTTAGGATTAATACCAGTCAAATTAAGATATTCTTTCAGAGATTTAGAAATATCTTTTTTATCCCCATCAGATAAATGAACTGACGCGGTTATAACTTTGAAGATCCTTCTTAAAAAGATAGGGGATAAAGTTAAACCTTCACTAAATTCTTTAAAGAACATTCTGCCGAATAAATCTGATAAGCTAAAACTTTCATTAAGATGTCTTTGAAGTTTTAATTTCTTGATTTCAGATAAACCTAAGCTTTCACTTAATAATTTTGAAATTTCTTTTAAATCTCCGTCAGATAAACTAATCTGTTCTGCAAAATCAATTATAGTTTTCCTCAAAATAATTCCCGATATCGTAATTGATTCTGATCTTCTCTTTTTTGTTTTAAGTTTTCTAATATCTGAAATGCTTATACTGTTTGTCAGTATTTTATGAGCAGTTAATATTTTAGCCAGATTATCTCCTGTGTTTATTGATTCATTCAGAGCTCTTGATATTCGTTTTATATCTCCATCACCCAATGAAACTGATTCAATTTTTATTGCTCTTGTTAAGAATCTTTTATTGTCATTCATACTCATGCTTTCTGTAAATGTTTTAAATCTCTTTCTTTTCAGAGTATCAGACAAAGTAATGCTCTCTGTTTTTCTTATTTTAGATTTCTTCAGAATTACTCCTGTTAAGCTTATATTTTCATTCAATATCTTTCCGGCAGTAAATATTTTAATTACTGAGTCTGAAAGTGAAATAGCTCCTGTGAATGTTCTAGGATGCCTGAATCGCAAAGTACCGCTAATGTTTAATGTTTCATTTAATTTTCTTGTAATATCCCTAAAAATAGAATCTGTTAATGTTGTTGTTTCAGTATTTCTTTTTTTAGGTTTTTTTAATAAAATATTTCCCAAGGATAATGTTTCAGATCCTCTTTTCTTTGGCTTTTTAGGAATGTTCCCGGATAAATTAATTGTTTCTGATAAAACTTTCACAAATTTTGCAGATGGTGTAAAAGATGTAGGCATTTTAGATTATATCAAAATCGATATTAACCCCCGGATTTGCATGAACATAAGAGCAGTTTGCATACATCCAGACCATCTGTGTTTGAGAAGGGTTTAAACTAACAAGATTTTGTGATGAACTGCTTAACTGTAATTGTACCTGCGATGAATTTGCCGCATATAACTTCCATCCAGTATTCAGACTGCCAGTATATTTTATTCTCGCAATTCCTGCTGTTCCACCGATATTTGTCAGGTTTATTACTCCTGCACTAGCTGACTGTCCAAGTGGTTTTGCTGAAGCATTCTCAAAATCAGGTCCGCATATTCCGAACTGAAACTGTGGAAGATTGAGAACTCCTGAAACATTTGGCAGTGTTGCTGTCCATAATTGTAAAAATGTATTTGTGTTTAAAGTGAACGAAGTTGTATTTGTAACATATCCTGTTTTTGTTGTCTGGATTATCTGAGGATTTTTGTTATTAGTAACTCCGCTTATATTTGTGTAAGAAATGACCGGAAAAGATGATTGATATCCATTAGCATTTGTTGTTCCAGAAGCAACTTGTCCGTTCGTATCATTTAATATCCATGAGGCAGAGGATATTCCCTGATTAGTATTTGAATCATTAATCTGAAAACCAAAGTACCATTTTCTTGTTAAATTTCCGCCATTTACTGCCTCTGCTCCATAAGTTGTATTTATAAAAACATAGTCTGTTCCGGCTTCTAAATTTACAGATCCTGAACTTAGATTAGAATTTATTATTGTTGCATTTCTGACATTATCGCCCTCGGAAACATGAAAGATTGCCATGCCATCATTTGATCTTAAATTCCTTATAACTGAATTATTTGATTCATAAAGAGATAGTGCCCCAAAGGATCCCCCATATCCAACATCATAAGTTATATTTTCCCATAAAACATTTGAGCTTTGATATTCCCCAAAAACAAACTGATCAGGATTTGTTGCATAAGAATTAATGATCCTGTGGTTTTTTCCCTCGATATCATATAATTCCCCAAAATTGCCGCCCCCATCAACATTTGCATTCTGAATTGTTGCATTCTCAATTGAAAATCCTGCACCGTATGAATCAATCCATATTCCAATACCATTTCCAGCCAGGTAATCATCATAAGTAGTTACTGTTACATTCTTAATAACAGCATTATGATTTTTTACTCTTATTCCCCCAACTATGTCAAATGGTTCATCAGGTCCTAATGAAAAATTAATTATATGCCCTTGTCCATCAAAGGTGATATTATTGCCATTGATAACAATGCAATCCCCAACAGAATCTTGAATATTATTTTGTAATAAATAAACTTTGTTTCCTATGTCCAAGCTCATACATTCAGTAACATTTGGATTAAACACTGCCGCTTCTTGATATGTAATTGTTAACTTTGGCCTTCTTGTTGTATTGCTATTTTCTTTTGAAGCAAAAGATATAAGGTCCGTATCTCCGGGAGCTCCAAATTTATCTAATCCCTGAATAATAAAACTAGAGTTGTCTGCTCCATCTGCATAATCTTGCTGTATTGCTGATGTTAAATTTATTTCCTGCCATCCTGTTGGCTCTCCTGTTCCTCCAAAAGCTCTAAATTTACCCGATGCTGTTACATTAAAATCTGTTCCTGGTTGAGGTTTAATGCTTCCGGATATCGTACTTTCATCCCATGCATAACTTGGATAAACCCTGTGTGCTGAAAGGTTAAATCCTTCAGTTGTTGCATCCAATTCATTTAAAGTAATGAAAAATGATATATTTGCACTTAGAATATCTTGATTTGAAGGGATAGAAGAAATATCATATTTTAATATTGCTGTTCTGTTTGCTGCAGTACCAAAGAGGACATCCAGATCAGTGTCTGCTCCATTTTTTACTGTTCCAGTAGCAAAATACCAGCTATCCTCTAAGTTCTCTGTGTCTGCGGTTTGCAACACGATTGTTGTTGAATTATCTCCGAATTTTAATTGAGAATAAATATCGAAATCAAATGTTTCTATTTTATTTTCTCCCTTAGAAAAAGTCAGGTCTTTTTTCTTTTTTTCTATTCCATCTTTTAAAACTCTGATTGGAACCTGATTGTATTTATCAGAAACATTTAACCTTACCTGGATTGAAGTATAATTAAAATCAATAATTTCAAGATTTAGCCCAGGATCCTTTTCAAGGTATTTTATATAAAAACCTTTATTTTTAAGACTCTTTGCGTGATCAATTGTTTTCCATTGCTGATCTTCGAAAACATATTGGGCTCCGGAATAAAGTGTCAAAGTGCATAAACTTTCATTACAGGTTTTTTCAGAGGATCTTGTGTATTCGATGTTTGTTCTTGTTCTGTTGAATGGTAACCAGACAGGATCGAGTGTTTCATTCATTGCTTCAAAACTCCATTTTATATTATCTTCTGAATGATATTTTATTCCAGCTAATCTGAACTTTGTTGTTGAATATTTGTCAAATCTGAAAATATATTCTTTGTCGGCTCTTGGTTTTGTCTGATTTGTAAAGTCTACACATCTCCATCCATTAAATCCTAATTTTTGGCCATTCCTGAGAATACATGCGCACTGACCTGTTGCCGAGCATCTTCCATCAGCCACAAATAAAGCCCAATCTCTGATTCTTGAACTAAAATCTAATCTTACCTGATCTTTTGAATAAATATCAACATAAAAAGAATTTGGATTTTTAACATCAAATTCTGAAATGCAAGGATTAAGATAACTTCCCTCGCAGGAGATATTTCCTGTCAGATCTATAATTTGAAAATGATAAGTTAAACTAAGTAAAATAAAAATTCCTACGATTGTTGTTGTGCCTGCTGCTATTCCGCTGCCTATTTTTAACCATCTTCGATTTACCATTTTGACATTCCATTTTAAGCTTTCTTCTCTTCCTCAATTGCTTTTTTATCCAGCTCAACTTTTCCGGCTTCTTCATCTCTGAAGATCTTTCTTTCATCAATGACTTGGCCATCTTTGTTTTTTGCAACTAAGTGAAGCTCGCCGCTTTTGCTAGCCTTTGCCATTTTAGCTGACTTGTATTTTCCAGGTAACTTCAAGGGAGTCGCCATTTGCGACATTGATAGCTGAAAATACTTGTCTGCATAACAGATCACCTGTGGAAGCTGCATTTAAGACTCCAGATTCTGTGACAGCAAAACTGCTTGTAAAATTGTAGGTTACTACAAATTGAGCAGTGTCATTTGTTACAGATGTTGTGACTCTTGTTCCAGTTGCACCAGCTCTCTGGCCCCCACCAGAAGATATTTCTGTTTGCAATTGAGTGTCTGTTGCTGCAGCTGCATTTGTTCCAGTGCCGATAGCAATATAATCAAATTCATTGCCCGCGACATCCGCCACAATTGTTGCCGCAACTGCTGCTTTTCCGGCATTGGTTATAACATTTGGCATAGTAAATTCTCTCAATAGTTTTCCATCTCTATCTCTGTGCTTCATGGTAAACCATCCCTTCAATTTCAATTGTTGCTCTTGTTCCATTTTACCTCCTTGTTAATTATTTATTTGTTTAACATTTCCATTGGAATCTCTTAAAACCAATTCTACTTTGTCAGACATTGAAACTTGCTCATCACTATTGTTTTCTTCAATTCTTTCTAATTCATGCAAATACAAATGCAGGATCCTGAGTAAGTTGATTACTTTCTGATTGATTGTTTCTTGAGTTTCCATTTAGTCTAAGTCTATTCGTTTAATTATTGCAGTTCTGAAAATTTCATTTGCCTGCGATTTTCTTTCTGCAATTATCTGCTCAACCCTCCAGTGTTGATCATTTGAATCCTCGATAATATCACCTACCTGAACAGATAAATCTCCATTGCCGGTTATAGAATCTGAATATTGATGAAAGAAAAACGCCTTTGAGTTACCTTCTATTGCAAGGCCCATCTCATGAATTAATCTATCATCTTTTGTTATGTCCTGAATTAAAACATAAATATTGTAATTTCCAGTTGAAACTGCAGTAACACCACCCATACTGTCTGTTGTTTCTGTCTGCCTTTTCAAAATAGCTGAAACTCCATGAGTTTGAATAATGCTCTGCACATCTATTCTCATTTGACTATAGTCTGTCATCTTATACATGGCCTCGGTTTAATTGCATTCATCAGCATATCTCTCTCCATAATAAGTTGACTTGCTGTTTCTCTCCATTGGGTATAAGGTTCTCCTTTTTGAACATTCAATTCTCCTAATCCGTAACCAACAGTATCTGTATAAGATTGACCTACAATCCTTGCAACCATCGCAATCGAACAGGCAATATTCATCAATTTCTTGAAAATCTCACTTGTCTGTAATTTCACAACCTTGCTGCCAGATACATGTGAAAAAATTAATTGGTCTACCTGGACTGTATTTCCTGAAGGTGATGCATTAATTTTTGCAACTTCTTGTTTTCCATCCATTCCATAAATCTCAACCCAGTCATTATTGCTAAAACCGGTAATACTTGCAACAGTTAAATGCACATTTGTTCCTGCTACGCTATCCGCGCCTGTTGTTGTATTTGTTGAACTATCCTCTAACATTCCATAAAGATATTTTACAATTACGGATCTTTCTTTTAATATGAAAGTTGATGTTGTTGCGCTCGAACTTAAAACAATTTTCCCGCTTTCTTTAGAGATATTTAAATTTGCAGGATCTTCTGTATCACCATCAATCTTTATTTCTCTTACTGATAACACAGGATTTTTATCTAAGAATATTCTGCATGTTCCATTTCCATCTAAAATATCTATCCTTTCTTTTGGAATAAAACTTGTATTGTAAAATCTCTCAATTTGTGGCTCACATTCAGCAATTATTGCACTGACATCTGTATCACTTATCTCATCGCTGTCTATTCCTGCCGTTCTTCTTACACTTGCTACAGTTACATAATTTCCATCTATCATTTTATATTCCTATGAATTTTTTAAATCCCAGTAGAATTGTAAGAACTGACAGCCAGACATACTGAATTTTTTTATGAAATTTATAATCTTCTATTTTCTTTCTGATGTGCACAAGATTGTTGTAAATAAGAATATCTCTGTCTATGCTTTTCATTCTTTTAAATTCACAAAGCCCAATGTCAAGATTATTGTCTTCCATATTCTCCCTTTAGTTTACTCTCCACATCATCTCTGAATGGAAGCTTTTTATTTTCAGAAATAGCATTAATTAATTCTTCTTCACTAGGATAAACTTTTATAATGTCTTCGACAGTTTTCTTACCTATCCCTTTGATATTTTGTAATCTTTCTCTATATGGATCTTTTTTAAAATCAGATTCTATCTGCTTAGTTTCAACTTTTTCCTCTCCGATTTTCCCTTCTGTAACTTTTAATTCATCAAACTTGTAAGCTCTACCTATTTCTTCAGGAAGATCTACTACCCCATTAGTTTTTGCACAAATCCACATATATCTTCCCTCTTTGTCTTTAAGTCTGATTTGTACAGGTTCTCCTTTATTTACAAATTTCATTTAATCCTCCTCCACTGTCACATGAACTGTAACACTATGCCCTGCTGTTCCGGATGCTAATGTTAATAGCAATCTTCCGTTAACAACAAACTCCCCATACATTGCAATATCTCCGCCTTCTGTGTCGCTTAGATCAATTGCAGTACCATCATATTTATGCAATTGAGTTCTTGGGTAGTAAGTTTTGTCAGTGCTCGCACTTGCTAAATCCAGAATCTTTTGTGCAGTTGCTTCATCAGCTGAATCAATGTCAACTGTGCATGCCGCTGTCTTATAATCAACCCCTACTTTGAGGATCTTTCCTCTTATAACAGGGCTGTAAGCAGTTGCTCCAGTTCCACCAGCTGGAATTGTTGCAGTCCATCTGTATGTTCTTATTCTTGACATTCTTTTCTCCTTTGTTTAATTGTTGGTTTTGTTTTTCTGCTAAACCTAAAGCAATTTTAAAAATAAAAAATAAAAATTATTTAATGTCCACTTCTACTCCAGTGATAGCGACATCGCAGGCCACATTGTTTGCAGTTGTTCCGGTAATTTTCACATAATACTGATAATTGTCTGTTATCAATTCTGATCTTGTGAAAACTTTCTCTGCATCTAATGCAGTATCAGCGGTAACACTTACCTGAGTAATGGCCCCAACCTCTGAATCTGTAACAGCTCCAGCCCCTTTTGTGACTTTATGTAAAGCCGCATCAATAACTGTTGCATTAGCTGTTGTTGCTCCCAAAGCACCTAAGACTCTAAAGCCGGATATGTGTCTTCCGACAGGCAAATTAGGCAATGAAATCATTAATACTTTAGAAGACAAGTTTGTTGCCAAACTAAAAACTCCTGCAGTGGTTTCCACCCAGCCCGACGCTGTAACGGCACGACCTGAATTAAATAATCTGGTCTCTTTCCTCACAACTCTTGGTACTGTCATTTTTCAATTGACAGCTTAAGCCGGAGTTCCTGCGACAAATATTCTGATGACATCTGTTCCACCTGCTTGTAAAACGATCTTGTTTTTTGTTGTACTATCAACAGTTACTGGTTCTGCAGTATAAACTCCAGATGCAACTGTAGCGGCACTAACAAATTCAATTTCATTAAACTCAGATAGAATTATCCAATCACCATTCTCTGTACTCGTCACTTCGTAGATTCCCCAGACTAATCCGGTCCCGGAGTTTGAAGCTCCAGCTCCGATTGTCGAGCCTACAAATGTGTGGTCTATTAGTTCTGCTGCCATGTTTTTCCTCCCATGATTTAATTGGTGTTATTTTTTCTTTAAATTAAAAAAATAAATTTTGAAATCTAAAAAATAACAAAAAAGGATTTATGCGATGTCATCTATGAAGCTATTGAAAGCTGTATTTCTCATGATCAAACATTCATATATTTTCAACATGAACTTTTGCGAATCATTAGTTTTAGCTAAATCTTCATAAGTCATGTCTTGTAAGACTCTCATCTCTATGAAATCTGTATCAAGGAAATAGATCTGTTTTGCACCAGATGTATTGCTCAGGTTCATGCTTGGAATGACCGGGATTGCCCCTACCATTGTTTGAAGTACTAAAGTAGCACTTACTCCAAATGGCAAGTTTCCGCCAGCAGCCATATCACCAGGACTGTACCTGAAAGTGTCAATCATTAACTTTCTGATATCAATTAAAACAGCACTTGAGCATATAGCGATTTTTGGCCTTCCGCCATCATCCCATGCATATCTCACAGCAGTTTCAATATCATCCCATGTTAATGCTGCACCATCAAGATCAACGACATTTGTAGTGCTTTGAAGCTTTACAATTCCGTCGAACTCTGTGCTATCAGATGAAGAATCTCCATTCACTATAAGATCTTCTTCTTTTTCTCTCAATGATCTAGCTTTCATTAAGACTTCAAGTTGTTTCGCATTTGGAGCCCCTGTCGGACTAAATGGACTACCTGCACCTAACCCTGCCCCTGTAGATTGAAAACCTTCCAGGATATATGAAGGATAGGCTGCCTGTGCCTGGCCAGTCACTCTACCAACAGCATAAATATACTTGATAGCTGTGCTTGCCCTGTCATAGGTATCAGTAGTTTCACTCATTGATGAATCTTCAGCCGCAGTAAAAGCACCGCCTTTTGCAGTGATCTTATTGTAATCAGCTGTCAATCCCTGGTTTGTAACTCTTGGGATCAATTCAACTAATGGAGTAAACTTTCTTGTCGTGTCAACAACTCTTGGATCAAGATAAACTGGTATCATTGCATAACCAGCTGTTCCTGCTCCACCGCTTGTTGTTGTCAAGGACTTAAATCCGATATCAAATGCAGATTTAAGCTGAGACCTGATGTCAATTCCTCTCCAACCGTCGACATATCGAGTTCCTTCAGGCATTGCTCCAAAAGAATGGCTATAAGCGCTTTTGTCGTTTATCTTGCCGACTTCTCCTGTGTGTATGCCCTCTTGTAAACTGTTTGTCATCTTAAGCTATGGCATCAAGAGGTTCAATGGATTTCTGCTCCAGAAGTTCATCTTTCTTTTGGGGTTCAGCCAATGATTTATGAACTGGCTTTTTTAATAAAGCCTTAATCTCTGCATTTTCTTTTTTCAATGCTTCGACTTCTTCTCTCAGAGCTTTCAATTCACTTTTAGATTCAACATCGCCTGAATCAACAGATTTCTCTTCAGTTTCTTCAACAGAATCTTCAGAGTTTTCTTTTTGTTCTTCTTCAGGTTTTGTTTTATCCTTACCTTTTACCATGTTTTTCCTCCCGTAATTTAATTTATCACTTTCGTGAATATGATTTTTGACTTCCAGTTGATTTTCTATTTCTGGGTTTTTTGATTTCTCTTCTTTGTATTCGTCTACTGCATCAATAGATTTCATGAAAACATCTCTGATCTGAGAAACAGTATTAACAGGATTTCCGGTAAGCGCAACATTCAATAATCTAACATCATCCAATAACCTTACTTCTTCTCCATTGATTGATTTATTAGCTATCTTAGTCGGAATATATGCAATTGAAAAAGCATCAAGATATCTTTCTATAACATTCCCCTTTATTTTTTCGAACTCTTTATGATTCCTGTTTAATTCTGCTTTTACCCCGAGCCCGAATCTCCCATCATTAAAATCTTTTACAGTTGCATCAATTATTTTTCCAGCTGGAACTCTTGTTTTGTTAATTTCTTTTTCTTCAACACTACTTCCCCTGAATGCTTCATGCTCAATATCCAACTTTATATTTCTCTCTAAAATCTGTTGTTGCATAGAACTCAGACAATTTTTTGTTACAACATCATTAACTAAATCCTTGTCAGTTGTAGAAATAAAACCTTCCATGAACACTCTCTCTTCCCCTTTGACTTCAACTACATTCACATTGAATGGTGTTGTAAAAATAAAGCTTGCCTCTTTCATTTTATCCTCGATTTAAGCTTAAAAGCTGAATTTTATATTTAAGGATACTTGCTCAAATGATGGATTATTCTTTGTCCTCTTTTTTAGAAATAAATACTACACTTGATCTGCAATTGACATGAGCTGGAGGAGCTGGCCCTTCCCACCCCGTTTCATCATCTTTAAAGTTTTCATTTAATCCTACAGTCTGTCCATTAAGCCTCATGCATATCTCGCTTGTTCTGTCATCCTTTGTTGCAACCCACTTTTTTAAAAAATCTTCATTGCTTGATTTAAAAGCCTGGAGCTTTCCCTGATTCTCTGCTCTGGTTGTTTCTGTTCTTGCGATCATCTCTGCTCTGTTTTCTCCGGAATCAAAAACTTTCTTTACTCTGTTCTTTAAATCAGTTATTCCTTCACCGGACATAATTCCTCTTTGGAGTTCCGCTCTCAAATCGTTTTTAATCTCCTCAGTTAAATCCATTATGTTATTGAAAGCATAATCCTGGATATATTGCACAGCTCTCTTATTAATCATAAAATTTCTATTAAGCTGTTTTTCAGCGGAATCCCATCCA